AAAATAATATAGTATACACTGGCGGAACTGATGAGAATAGAACAACAAATTCTAACTAACCTAATTCATGATGAACACTATTGCCGCAAAGTCATTCCATTCTTAAAGCGTGAGTATTTTGGTGACCGAAAAGAGTCGGTCGTCATGCAACAGATTATTGACTTCTTTAACAAGTATAATAAACCAGCTACACCTGAAATCCTAGCAATTGAAGTTAGTAACGCTAAAGGCATCACTGACAAAGAAGTGGCGGATGTTGGTGAGCTTCTGGGCACCTTAGTGCGAACACCAGTCAACGAAGACTGGTTGCTTGAGTCCACTGAGAAGTTCTGTAAGGATCGTGCAGTTTATCTGGCGATCATGTCATCAATCAAAATCTTTGAGGGTAAAGATCCTCAACATTCACAAGATGCTATTCCTCATTTGTTATCTGACGCTCTTGCCGTTTCTTTTGATAGTCACGTTGGTCACGACTACCTTGACGACTTCGCCGAACGCTATGACTTCTACCATCGTGTCGAGGAGAAGATTCCTTTTGACCTTGATATGTTCAACAAAATCACCAAAGGTGGATTGTCCAGAAAAACTCTGAACATCGCTTTGGCTGGTACTGGTGTTGGTAAGTCGCTATTTATGTGTCACGTTGCTGCTGGCGCATTACAAGCTGGTAACAATGCCTTATACATTACTATGGAAATGTCAGAAGAACGTATCGCTGAACGTATTGATGCGAACCTTTTGAACTTGACCATGGATGAACTGAAGGTTGTTGACAAAGACATTTACGAAACTCGTATTGAGAAGCTGAAGAAGAAAACCCAAGGCAAGTTAATCGTCAAGGAATATCCAACTGCTTCTGCTCACGCTGGCCACTTCCGTGCCTTGCTTGAAGAACTAAAATTGAAACGTGAATTTGTTCCAGATATCGTGTTTATAGATTATCTAAATATTTGTTCCTCTCAAAGGATGAAGGCTGGTTCTAACGTTAATTCATACACGTTGGTAAAGTCTATTGCAGAAGAGCTTCGTGGTTTGGCAGTTGAGTATAATGTACCGATTGTTTCCGCAACTCAAACGACCCGTTCTGGTTATGCTAACTCTGACCCAGGACTTGAAGATACTTCAGAATCGTTTGGTTTGCCTGCTACCGCTGACTTTATGTTTGCGTTAGTATCAAGTGAAGAACTGGAAAACCTGAATCAGATTATTGTTAAACAACTGAAGAACCGTTATAATGACCCCAACTACTACAAGCGTTTTGTTGTTGGTATTGATCGTAGCAAAATGAAACTATATGATGTTGAAGCGTCTGCACAAGAAGGTCTGGCTGATAACGGGCATATGAAGGATGATAAACCAGTGTTCGACAAGAGCGACTTTGGTTCTCGTATGCAGAAGACAGGCGATTTTAGCGGATTTAAATTTTAAGGAGAATGATTATGAGTATTGATGCTGGTAGAAATGTGAAGGTTGTTGTGCTTCAAGCACCAGAGGTTGTTCCACGCCCAGACTTGGTTGGTACTTGGTTGGATGAACGCCACTACCATACGCTTGTTGAAAGCGATATGGACTTGTACCTCCCTGCAAAGTGTTCAACTGATCTATCTGATCCAAACTGCGACAAAGACTGCGGCAACTGCAAGTCAGCATTGGATGAGCGTAACATCGTTTTCAAATTCCGTAAGAACTACTTCAGTGACGAAATGGTTAAGTCTGCATACGAAGGTCTTCGTGACGCAGCCACTGAAACACAAAACCGTGGCACCGCAGCTGGTCCACGTGGCGAGAAGCTACAAGGTCGTGATTGGGTTACAGCGTATCAATGGGATATCATTGAAGCCTTCAAGAAGGGTGCTGGTAACTTGTTAGGTGAAGACCCAATTGAAGCTATCCAAGCTAAATATGCAGAAGGTCGCGATCAAGCATCTAACCGTGCTCAAGTATGGCTCCGTGATTCAGTTGCTGATGCAGCATTCCAGTTTGATGACTGGGTTGAAAACACTCGCCGTAAACCTGCAGCTGAAGCATCTGTTGACGCAGCTTGGGTTGAAGATAACCTAATCTCCAAGACAACTTATGCCAACCCTGTTAACTCAGGTATCGCTGGTTGGTATGATCGTTACCCACGTATCCCTTATGGTCGTGCTACTTCTTACACTGAGAAGCAATTCGATAAGTTCAAGAAAGCATACCCATACCTACAACACTTGTCCAAAGCGTTCCAGGAATTGCTACCATGGCGTTACGGTAACCAGAAAGCTGCAGCTGATAAAGTTGACCAACGCTTCTTGGTACCAAATACTCCGTTCAGTACAATTACAGTGAACCGTAATTTCAGAACTGCCGCTCACTATGACCCCGCAAACATGGATGATGGTTTCGCTAATATCTGCGTGTTCTCTAATAGTCCTGATGGCTTCAAAGGAGCTTACCTTGTTTTCCCCGAAATTGGTTATGCTTGTAACATTCGTCCAGGTGATTTATTGTTCGTTAATAACATGGCTGGCTTACACGGCAATACTGAACTTATCTTAGACGATCCAACAGCTGAACGTATCTCTATCATTGCTTTCTTCCACGAAGGTATGTTGACACTTGGTTCTATGGAATACGAAAACGCTCGCCGTAAGTTCGTTGACCACTGCAAGAACGATGTGAACAACCCTCACTATCGTCCACGCTTCAACGGTGTTTACGCTGGTATGTGGGAATCTAAAGAATGGTACGACTTCTGTAAAGCTGAAGTCGGTGAAGCTGAAACTATGAAGATGCATCCAGAATCAAATGCTTCTTCACTTGATGAGTTCTTCGGCTAATGTGCGCTGTAATTGGAGCATTGATTAAGAGTCCTTCTAAGGAGGACTTTGAAGCCCTGAAGCGTGTGTTCATTGAATCTAAAATTCGAGGGATGCACGCTACTGGTATTTCATTCCTGCCAAATTGGACGGATGACATTGTAACTATCAAGGAGGCTATTCCAGCCGATGCGTTTGTTGAGAAGCATATGCATAACGACAACTTCAAAGAGTTTGTCAATAAGGATGGAAACCTTTACTTGATTGGTCACTGCCGTTATTCTACATCTGATTTGGAATACAACCAACCTATCGGTAACGACTCGCACTCTATTGTTCACAATGGTGTTATCACCCAAGAACTACCTGAGCACTGGCAGAAGCTGTATGGTTACAAGACAGTAACGAAGAATGATAGTGAGTTGGTACAACATTCCAACGATCCACTTGCTGAGTTTAGTAATATGTCTATGGCTGTTTGCGAACTAACTGCTTGCACCAAAGAGCTAACAGCTTATCGTAATGGCAAGCGTCCTTTATATTTGACTAATCTACCAAATGGCGTTATAATTACTTCTACTGCCGATATTCCTAAACGTGCAGGATTAATTAATACAGTAGAGCTTGACATGGACACATACTTTAAATTTGATTCTGAATTGACTATGGTTATTGATCGAGTGATTACTGGTAATAAGGATCTACAACATGTACAACAAAGCTGATTTTACATACGGTATGGAAATAGAGTGGGGTGATGTTCCCCGCTCTTTTTCAATTCCAGAGAACTTAGGTTCATGGGAATACTCTGAGCGTGATATCATTAACCTCCGTGCGCCTCATGCATACGTTTGCGCCGACCCACTCGGTGTAGAGCCTCCGTTTGGTGGCGAGATTAATACAAAGCCAACACGCACTTGGCAAGAACAAGTCGATCGTTACTTTGAACTCAAAGAGTTATTCAACGAGCAAGGTCATGACCCAACTGTTGGTGTAACTGCGCATACGCATATTCATTGCCGAGTCCCTGGTCTTAAAGATGACATCAATTCTCTTAAGAAGCTAACCAAATACATCAAAGACAACCAAGCAACTGCCATTGATCAAGTCTATGGCTTCTTTGAGCATAACCAAATGAAGGGTGCCAAAGGTTCTAAGATGTATCTCAAGTTTGACGGTGGTCGCCCAATGCCTGATTACATGAGCGACAACATTATCAACCTAGCAACTGACTTTGATTCATTCATTAAGATGCATGCTGCTGGTAAAGATGGTGTATCAATGGGTCGTCCATTCCGCTTCGCTATTAACATGTATGCGCTAAAGCATATTGATACAGTCGAGTTCCGTTTGTTCCGTGGTACTATGGATAGAACTGAATTGGAATCATGCTTCCGTTTCGTACAGGATTTCCTAGACGCAGCTTTGAATGATGGTCCAAGCGTCAACGAACTAATCTCTGCTAACAACTACAAGTTCCCTCCAATGCAGTGGGACTTGGCTCAGTTTATTGGTTGGGAGAAAACCAAGCATCCAGAAACTCGTGGTAAGAAAGAGAGAACCTACGTTGAAGTTGTCTAAATGTGAACGTATAGATTTTATCGAAGCTATCACTGATGATAAAGCTGATAGATTTGCTAAGACATTTGTATCAAAGGCTGACATTACTGCAGGTGCTTGGTGGAACTGTTGGGGTGTTTATAGTGATGAAGGTGAGTTAATGGCTGCTATCATTACCACTATCTCTAAACGTGCACCTCACGTTGCTAACCTACAACTGCTACATACCTTCGCTAAACATAGAGGCAAAGGCGCAGCTAAGATTCTATGCGAAGAATCATTGAAGCTAGTTAAGAGCAAAGGTGCTTTGTACTTCAGAGTATCATCTGAACCAGATGCCGTTGGATTCTATACTAAGATTGGTTTCAAGTTCTGGGGTAAGCAGAAGTCTGGCTGCCAGTTGAGTATCTTCAGAATTGATGGTGATACATATGCTGAAGGTGACTACGATTATACAGACCAAATTATTAATAACGCCATCCATAAAAAGGGAAAGGGTGGCTGCGTAGAGATATTTGATCTTGCAACTAGCCAGAAACCCCTGACTCTAGAAGGCTTCTAAGGGTATTTACTTTAATTCAAGAACATAGTATAATATATGTATATCTTGAAAGGTTTATTATGAACATCTTGGACACAAACTCATCTTACTTGTATGCTTGGTACGACGAAGAATTCGATAAATTTAATATTGGTTCAAAGACACCAGACGGTGAATCTAAAGAATCATATATTACTTCTCTGAAAGATCCTGCGTGGTGGGATCGACACAGCTGGGGTAAACACAAACAATATATCCTCGCGATTGATTCAGCTGACGTCATAAAGTCTCTCGAGTGGTTTGCCTTGGATTATGGAATTACGACATACCCAGATCGTTTCTATAATAAGAAGAATAACGCTCACCGTGGTGACCAATCCATCGCCTCTTTAGATCTGAAGAATTTTGTTGTAGATTTCATCGAAGGTAAGAACAAAGGCATTCAGTTAGAATCAACTGATAAAACAAACTTAGAGTTGATCAAGCGTTTGGTGCATGATATCGAATCTAGAAAAGTTTACACTGAACATATGTTAGCCATCTCTTTGGTTGATAGTTTTGCTAGGAATCAAGTTCGCGAACAAATGATCAACCAAAAAGCTGTTGGTGAAATCCGCACGGCAATGAGTGAAGATCCAGAAGGCGCACGCAATTCTCTTGCCCCTGTTATTATTGTTGTTCTTGAAGATGGATCATATATGATTATCGACGGCAATACACGACTTGAAGCGGCAAAGGGTGTTCGTGGGTGGACTGAGATCCCAGTTGTATTCATTAACTATACTGCTTTCGGCGAAAATGAAAAAGTGCGAAAATCAAACTACACAGACTTTGGATTGTACGCCAATCGCGAGAGTTTTGTAGTTAAGTCACCAAATACAGACGGTGACTTAAAACGCCGCATCAATAACATTGTTGTTGATAATGGATTGGATTTAACCAACGCCATTCACGTAGATCGTGCTCGTTCAATTGTGTTTGATAAATTACACGGTATCATTCCTTCTAAAAAGAAGCTGATCGGTCTGTTTAATTCTTTTATGAAAGACTTTCACCGTGCTCAAGCTGAATTGACGTATCAGGACAACCTTGTCTCGTATACTGAATCATTCTTCAAATCATACTGTTGGGAGAACTATGGTACACATGGTATCGCGACTGTACATATCCGTGTTCCAGAAACTGCTAACGCTAGAGGTATTGGTTATATCCTTCGCGTGATGCGTCGTTATGGCGTGAAGAAAGGTGCTATTATTTTGCATTATACAACAAAGGCTGAAATATATAATGAGCAACAAGAAAACTGGATTGGAGATTTGAAAGAAACAATCGAGTTTATGAAACTTCCAATCACGGTAGATTTACTTCCACCATTCAAAACTTAATAATGGATTATCGAAATAAAGAAAACAGAAGAGAAGCCTTTATCCGCTGGTACGCATGGTCATTAAAATACGATGACTGTGACCCAGCGGTTTGGGCTACAAATTATCTACACCAGCGATACGAACACAACGACGAAGAACGTATTTGGTTCGCTTGGTTATATGGTAACACGTATCAACTACCAACCGCATGGGTTCTTAAAAACGAATTCCCTGACTTTGAGTTGGCAACGGTTGATCGTATTACTCAATGGAATACTGCCAACTACAAACGTCTAAGATACCAGACGGATACTAAGTGGAACAAAGGGCACCTGCCTGTAATGTTTGAATCTTATCAGAAATTTATTGGAAAGAAAACACAACGTGAAGCACTCGAATCGTTCTACGTGGGTAATGAGGAAGAAAACTTTGATGCGCTGTGGGATGTACTTAAAAATAGCCTGCATAAGTTTGGTCGCTACTCTACTTGGTTTTACCTTCAGCATCTTAAGCATACTGCTGGCATACGGATTAGCCCTACTTCTCTTATGCTGGACGATTATGATGGTTCCCGTTCTCATCGTAATGGACTTCTTCTGGCCATTGGCAAAGATGACGATATTGATAGAAGACTCAGTGGAAGCGAGTACCAAGACCTTGAGTCTATCGCAACTGAGATCCTTGTGGAAACTAAACAAAGATTCCCAGAACTAAGTTCACAGATTGATTTCTTTACAATGGAAACCTGCCTCTGTTCTTTCAAGAAAATCTTTAGAGCAAAGCATGGTCGTTACATGGGATATTACCTTGACCGTCAAGCTGAAGAGATTCTAAAAGCTGAAAGCGATGGATGGTATGGTATCGACTGGAATGTTATGTGGCAAGCACGCGACGAAACTATTGATTTGAGACTTGATACCAAGAATGGTATTGCCAAAGAAAAGTTTACTTATTTTATAAACTCAGGTAAAATAGATAACCTAGAGTGGATGTTTGATGATGAAGAGAAACCCTTAATGGGATTGGAGATGTTTACATGAACCCTGATGACTTGCTAACAATTGGATCAGTTACCCTTGATGAGACTGGATATAAAATTATGACTGCTGATGGTACAGCACTACAAGCACCTTTGATTACATCTTCTAATGTAATCTCTTCAATCAGCGCTGGGCAAGTATCAGTGTCGCCTGAAGAGATTCTTGACGAAGTTCACATGAACCGTTTCGCCATTGACCATAAGGTTACTGCTGCTGAACTGTTGAAACTTCAAGAAGTTGCTCCAGACTACGCTTCTGAAATCAAAGAGAATATCGCTAAGAACTTAGCCCGTGATATTACTAAGAAGATTTCCTACACTAAGAAGCATGACAAAGACACAGACGTTCACCACTTCATTGGTCGTGTTTGGGTCTTCACTGAAGACGAACTGAAAACACTATTAGGAAAACGATAATGTTTATTGATAAGATTAAAGCTAACGACGAGGTCTCAATTACTATGATTACAAACCCGAAGAAGATTCGTAAACTGATTGCAGTTGGTGGTAGCCCAGGAACTGGTAAGACTACTTTGTTCCGCAAGTATATGGAAGGTAAAACCTTTCAACCGTTGGAACCAGCCAAGCTAGTTTCAGCCATGTATAACCAAGAGCGTGATTTGTACATCCTTGGTAAGTATGACGAAGGCGAAGTCTTCGCTGGTACAGATCGCCTATCCATGGCAGTCCAGCCACCTATGCAGGAGTGGATCGCATCCCATAACTGCAACGTCCTCTTTGAAGGCGACCGAATCTTTAATCAGTCATTCCTAGAGTTCGCTATGGGTTTGCCTGATACTGAGCTTCATATCGTCTTCCTGAGCGCACCTAAGACTATCCTAGAGCAGCGATATAAAGACCGTGGATCCGACCAGTCCGAACAATTCCTAAGAGGGCGAGAAACTAAATATAGTAATCTGC